GTTCCGGAGCCGCCATTGCCACGCGGCAGGCAGTCTTGGCAATACAGCAGCACGTTTTACGTTGTCCGTAAAGACAAGCCTGATGGCGGTAAAGACATCCTTCCGCTGTGGTGGGATGGCAGCGGCTGGAAATGGAAAGCACCGCCAGCACCACGCCCGCTGTATGGCAAGCGCCAACTAGCGCTCAAACCTGATGCACCGGTGCTGGTGGTCGAAGGCGAGAAAACCGCTGATGCCGCAGCACTGCTCTACCCATCGGCTGTAGTCATCACTTGGCCAAGCGGCTGCAAGGCCATCGACAAAGCCGACTGGTCACCACTAGCTGGCAGGCGTTGCGTCCTATGGCCTGATGCTGATGCCGTTGGCCGTGAAGCCATGGCAAAACTGGCGATCCGGCTTTTGAAAGCTGGCGCCGATCAGGTGCGCATCGTGCATCCACCAGCAGATGTGCCCGAAGGTTGGGATCTAGCTGATGCCGATTGGAGCGTCGGTGCCGCTGCCGCATACCTCAAGCACAACCGCTCGGCGCCAATCCTGCTGCCCAAACTAGCGCCAGAGCCAGAACCGGAGCCCATCGTTGAACCCGAGCCGCTACCGGATGGCAATGACTACTTCACGTGCCTTGGCTTTGACCATGATGCTTTCTACTACCAGCCGCACAGCACCGGCCAGGTAACACGGCTGTCGCGTAGTGCTCACACCGGCACCAACCTTTGCGCCATTGCACCGCTTGCCTATTGGGAGTCCCTTTACCCATCAAGGACCGGCGCCAACTGGACCGCAGCGGCTAGCAGCTTGTTTGAACGCCAAGCGGCTGCTGGTATTTATTCACCAGATCGGATCCGTGGCCGTGGCGCATGGTGGGATCAAAAGCAGTCCGTATTGCACCTTGGTGATCGCCTAGTGGTCGGCGGCACCGATGCCTCAGTGGCTGCTGGCATCGCCGGCAGTCGATACCTGTATCAGCGACTTGGCAGCTTGCGTGGCCCTGGCAAGGCAGCGCCACTTGCTGATCAAGATGCGTATCTGTTGTTGGAACTGGCAGGTCGTTTCAAGTGGGAAGTGCCAGCATCTGGCCTGCTTATTGCCGGTTGGGCCGCACTGGCGCCGATCTGCGGTGCTCTTGACTGGCGGCCACATATCTGGCTAACAGCAGGCGCCGGCTCTGGCAAATCCGCCATCCTTGATCGCTACATCGCCCCACTGCTCGGTGACCTAGCACTTCACGTTGCTGGCAACACCAGTGAAGCCGGCTTGCGGCAGACCCTGCGTGCTGATGCGCTGCCAGTCGTGTTTGACGAAGCCGAGTCAAACGAGCGACCAGACCAGCAGCGGATGCAGTCCGTTCTGTCGCTAGCGCGTGTGGCCAGTAGTGAGTCACGAGCGCAAACCATTAAGGGTAGCGCTGAAGGCGATGCGCAGCGCTACACCATACGCAGCATGTTTTTGATGAGCAGCATTGCCACTGCGCTCAAGCAAGGCGCCGATAAATCACGCTTTGCGCAGCTCACATTACGCAACCCAAATGAGTTCGCCAAGCAGGCAAGATTGGATCACTGGGAAGCGCTAGACCGTGATCTTGATCGCTATGTGACTGATCAAGTTGGCCAGCGTTTACAAGCTCGAACCATATCACTGATACCAGTAATTCGCCAGTCGGTTAAGGTCTTTACCCGTGCAGCAGCAGAGGCTTTTGATAGCCAGCGCCTTGGCGATCAGTACGGCACACTGCTAGCCGGTGCATGGTCTTTGCAGTCCAGCGAGGTAGCAACACGCGATCAAGCGTTTGCGTTGATTGATCAAAATGACTGGGAATCTTACTCGCAAACCACAGAGGTGCCGGATGAAAAACGGTGCCTGCAACGCATCTTGCAGCAGCAAATTCGCGTTGAAGCTGATAAGGTTGTTACCAGAACCATCGGGGAGCTGGTAGATATTGCTACGCATTATGCCGCTGATGCAGATATCACATCCACCATTGCGCAAGCGGTTCTAGGTAGAAACGGAATTAAGGCAGATGATGGCTACGTGTTTATCTCTAACACCGCCGAAGCCATCGCCACCATGCTGCGCGACACCGCATGGGCCAACTGCTGGTCCACCGTGCTGGCCCGATTGCCTGGTGCAGCCAAAGCTGGCACCGTCTACTTCCGCGGCACTGGCTTGAGCGGTCGAGCGGTCAAAATCCCGATCCAAAGCGCCTGACCGTAAGAAGGCGTAAGACCCCCCAGCCCAGTGCTGGTGCGGGTTCTGACGTTTCTGACGTTTCTGACGGTTTCTGGAAACATATCCCCTATAAGAGAAGAGGAGAGCAGGGTTGCACAGGTAGGTGGTTTTCTCTTATACACATATACCTTTTTTACCGTTAGAAACGTAAGAAGGAGGGCAAACCCCTTGCGGCGCAGCGGTTTTAGAGTCTTACGCTTACCGTAAGAGACCGTCAGAACCGTCAGAAACCGCGCTACAGCTACGATTCGCCGCCAGCCACCAAATCCAAATGCCCGAAATCAAGCTCAATGTCACCAACGCCGACTTGGCGCGGCTGAACGCCGAAGCTGCTGCCCATGGCATCCCACGTGCGCATCTGATCCGGCAGCGTGCGTTGAGTGCTGGGGGTGTTGCAGGATTGAGCACGGCGGCTTACCATGCGCTGGTTGCGGACGCCTGCACGTTCATGCGTGGTGACCTCAACCGCCGACACGTGGAAACTCTTGTTGCATATGTCATCGCTCATTTACATCCCAGCCAAACAGCAACCGGTGATCAATCGGCTGCATGACGCCATGACCCAAGCAGTGGCATACGCCGCTGCAATAGAAGACAACGCCATTGATGACCGGCAGCCAATACCGGCTGAGCTTGTCGCCAGTTTCCAGAGCGATTACGACCGCATCATCACCAGCCTCACCCGTGCTGCCGGACAATGAAACTCACAACCTGTCAATCTGATCTTGATTACGCGCTGCGTACCATCGCGCCAGCCGTCGGCGTGCGCAGCTCACACCCGATACTTGACTGCTGCCTCATCCAAGCCGCTGGTGGCACCATGTCCATCACTGGCTTCAACCTTGACCTCGGCATTACCGTCAGCGGTCTGCCTGCTGCAGTGGAGACCGATGGCGCTGTAGCGCTGCCGTATCGGCTCCTAGCTGGCCTTGTAAGCCGCTTTGAGGGTGACGAGGCTCTGACCCTCGCAGATGGCGCTCTAACCGCTTTCAGCGGCTCCTACGGGCTAGCAGCGGCTGATGCGGCGGATTACCCCGCATTGCCTGTTGTGGATGCCGCTACGAGCGAGCTGCACCTATCCGCTGGTATTCGCGCCTGCATGGCAGCTGCCAGCACTGATGCCAGCAAGCAACTGCTCCAAGGCATCCACCTCGGCAGCGGCCACATGGAAGCCACTGACGGGCATCGCCTCATGCGCTACCCCACTGACCTGCCCGCCGGCCTCGACGTAGTACTGCCCGCCAGCACCATGCGGCTGCTGCAGGATCGCGTGGTCACGATCGCCATGGCAGCCGGTCAAGCCGTCATTGATGCCGGCGATGGCATCACCATCTACAGCCGCGTGCTAGATGGCACCTATCCAGATGTAGCTAAGCTGCTGCCCACTGACTTCACCAGCACCATCACCGTTGATCGTCGCCTTTTGACCCGCGCACTAGAGCGCGTTGCCGTCATCGCCGATGCCCACAACTCCATCGTCAAGTTCACCGCCACCAACATCGGGCTTGAAATCAGCGCTGAAGCCGATGCCAACAACGGCCATGAGCTGCTGGCAATGGAAGGCACCGCAAAGGGCACATGGGCATTCAACGCCCACTACCTGCTAGACGGCATCAAGGCTTTCAAGCCCGCAGAATCCATCACCCTGCACGCCAATACGGCAACCTCACCCGTGGTGCTGACACCTAGTGGCATGGATGGTGTAACTTATCTGGTAATGCCTGTGCAAATTAAAGGGTAAGACGGTGGCGAAAAAAAGCACCAACGTGGAGATCGACGAGCGGATTAACACCGTTTACGATCTCCTGTTGCGTGCTTATAGCCGCACACAAATCATTCGATACTGTGCGGAGCAGTGGAATGTTGGCGAGCGCCAAGCCGAAAATTACATGGCCCGCGCTCGCCAACTCCAGCAGCTTGATGCGGAGTTGGAACGCCCGCAGTGGCTGGCTTCTGCTATCTCAAGGCTGCAGGACTACGAGCGGCTTGCACGCGATAAAGGCAATCTGAGCATTGCAATCAAAGCCTTAGAAGACCAAGCCAAGTTGCTGCGGTTTGAAATCTCGTGAGCCTGCTAGCCGGCATTGTTGAACCCGGCAAGCTGCTTGGGTTTATGGATGTCACCACGCAGGAAGATACCGGCGATTTAATCCAACGCATCCGCGCTGACCTGCATCCTGGACAGCTTGCGTTTGTTGATGACACTGCCACTGAGATCATTGGCATCTCAGCTGGTTACGGCGCCGGCAAGACACGTGCGTTGTGCGCTAAAGCGGTGATGCTGGCTGCGGCCAATCAAGGCTTTATCGGCGCCGTGATGGAACCTACCGGCCCGCTAATCCGCGACATCTGGCAGAACGACTTTGAGCAGTTCTTGGAGGCGTATGACATCCCGTACACCTTCCGCGCTAGCCCATTGCCTGAGTACATGCTGCACCTGCCAGGCGGTGACACCAAGATCCTGTGCCGCAGCTTCGAGAACTGGAGCCGCATCATCGGCTTGAACCTTGCATGGGTGCTTGCGGATGAGATCGACACCGTGACGCCCAGCATTGCAAACAAGGCATTCCCAAAGATCCTTGGCCGCTTGCGTGCCGGTAACGTGCGGCAGTTTGGGGCTGCTAGCACGCCAGAGGGGTTCCGCTGGATGTGGAACACGTTTGGCAGTGAGGATGCCAAGGATCGGCAAGACCGCAAGCTGATCAAGATGCGGTCAGCAGACAACCCACATCTGCCGCCGGACTTCATCGAGCGGCTGCAGGCCAACTACGACCCCAACCTGCTGCGTGCGTACTTGGATGGAGAGTTCGTCAACCTCACCACAGGCACCATTTACGACCGCTTCAGCCGTGAGAAGCACGTCGTATCAGATCTGCCCGACCTTGACCGCGAGCCATTACGCATCGGCGTTGACTTCAACATTGGCAACATGTCCGCCATCATCGGCGTCCGCACCGGCAGCAGTCTGCTAGTGATTGATGAGATCAGCGGCGCCCATGACACGGACACCTTGGCGCAAGAAATCCAAGCGCGTTATCCGCAGCGGCGTATTTACATCTATCCAGATGCCTCAGGTGGCAACCGCAGCACCAACGCAAGCCAGACCGATATCCAGATCTTGGAGTCCTACGGCATGTCAAACCAGTCACCACGCGCAAATCCTCCCGTCCGTGATCGCGTGGCTGCTGTTCAGGCTTTGTTGGAAAACGGCAAGGGTCAAGTCCGGCTCACCATCCACCAACGCTGCAAGCGGTTGATCGAATGCCTAGAGCTGCAGTGCTACACCGACAAGGGCGACCCCGACAAGGATGCCGGGCATGACCACATGAATGACGCATTAGGCTATCTCGTGTGGCGTGAGTTCAACCCACTCCATGCCGGCGCTGGACGCAGCACGGGTATCCGCTTGTACTGATCATGTACACAGGCTTCAACGCATACGACCGTCCGATTGCACAGCGTCGTGTTACCCGCGTGCAAGATGCCAATACGGCGTGGTATGCACAGGAAGCGCATTGGATCCTGATCGAGGACTTACTGCAGGGCACCTACGGGATGCGCCGCAAGCATCGGCGTTATCTGCCGCAGGAGCCGCGCGAGCTTGATGAGTCCTACGACAACCGCTTAGCACGCAGCGTATGCCCGCCGTTCTATCAACGGCTAGAGCGGATGCTGGCTGGCATGTTGACGCGCAAGCCCGTAAGGCTTGATGACACTGCAGATGTGATCCGCGAGCAGTTGTTTGATGTTGACCTGCAAGGCAATGACCTCAACGTCTGGACCTATGAAACCACCCGCAAGATGGTCCGTTATGGCCACGTTGGTGTACTGGTGGATGCACCTGCTGATGGCGGTCGACCCTACTGGGTGACCTACACGCCACGGCAGATCCTTGGCTGGCGTGCCGAGCAGCAGGAAGGTCGGCAGGTATTGACGCAGTTGCGGTTGGCTGAAATGGTCAACGTGCCCGATGGGGAATTTGGCGAAAAGGCAGTTGAGCAAATCCGCGTACTGACGCCAGGTGAGTTTCAGTTACACCAGAAGCAAGACAACGGCGAGTTCGAGATCATCGACGAAGGCCGCACCAGCCTGAGCGAGATTCCATTTTCGGTTGCCTATGCGCAGCGTCATGGTTTCATGGAGTCACGCCCGCCGCTAGAGGACATTGCAGAGCTGAATCTCAAGGCGTATCAGATCCAGAGCGATCTTGATAACCAGCTGCACATCAGCGCTGTGCCGATGCTGGCGTTCTATGGCTTCCCATCTGCTGCAGAGGAAGTCAGCGCTGGACCGGGTGAAGCGATTGCATTTCCAGCTGATGGCCGCGCGGAATACATCGAGCCCCAAGGACGCAGTTTTGACTATCAGTTCCGTCGGCTTGAGCAGCTGGCAGCGCAGATCAACGAGTTGGGCCTATCGGCAGTGCTCGGGCAGAAGTTATCGGCGGAGACTGCTGAGGCAAAACGCATCGACCGCAGTCAAGGCGACAGCACCATGATGGTCATTGCGCAAAACGTGCAGGACATGATCGACAACTGCCTGCAATTTCATGCGCAGTACATCGGCAACAACACCGCGCCTGGCAGCGCCTACGTCAACCGCGACTTCCTCGGCACACGCCTTGAGCCGCAAGAAATCCAGGCGCTGCTGCAGCTTTACACTGCAGGCACCATCACGCAAGAGACCCTGTTGCGTGAGCTTGCTGAGGGTGATGTCCTAGGCGATGACTTTAACGTAGACGAAGAGCTGGAGGCTACGGCCAATGCGGGGCTTGATCTTCAACCTGCTGGACTGGACAACCGACCGCCTAGTGGACCTGATGATCTGGATGGAACCGAAGAAACCGAGGAGGCAAGAGCTTGATTATCACGTCAGCGCATTGCCGGAAGATGTTTTAGCGATCGTGCGCATCAGCTGGTACAAGCAAGGCAAGCCTGATGAAGTAGACGAAACCATCTTGTTTGAAGATGGCCAGAACGGTTACGACGCATTTGCGGCATTGGTTGGCACCGCATTGAATCAAGGCGCTAATGTCAGCATCCGCAGCGGCTATCAACCGGAAGATCTTGGCATCGAACGATGAGCACACCGGAAGCGCTATACCGCAATGCAATCGACTTAAATCGCTACAGCAATAGCGTTGCGCGGCGTGTCATCAATGCCTACAACGACATCATCATTGATGCAGTCAATCAACTGCGCACCATTGATGAGCTGTCGGCGCCAGTCAAGGCAGCACGGCTGCGGGCGATCCTTGCGCAGCTCAAGGACTCGCTCGGTACATGGGCGGGCGATGCAACAGAGCTGACTGCGTTGGAGTTGCAAGGCATCGCGCAATTGCAATCAGAATTTGTAACCGATCAACTGCGGCGTGCATTGCCGGCAGGCGCTCGTGATGCAGTGCGCACCGTTGAAATCAGCCCGCAGTTTGCACAGTCCGTGGTCACCACGGATCCAACGCAAATCAACGTGGTCGCATTAAGCGATGACCTGTTTGCAGCCGTGCAAGGTGCACCGCAAACATTCAGCCTCACCGCAGCGCAAGGTGCCACCATCACGCTGCCCAACGGCGAGGTTGTCAGCAAATCATTCCGTGGCATTGCAGTTGACCAGTCCGAGCGGTTCTCGCAGGTGGTACGGCAAGGCTTGCTAACCGGTGAACCGACGCCAGCTATTGCCAAGCGGCTAGTTGGCAATCTTGAGTTTGGCGAGCAGGCCAAGACCGTGAAGCAGCTGGTAGCAGCAGGCGGGCAAGCAACAGCAGTAGCCGACAACCAGATCGTTACGCTAGTGCGCACCAGCATTAACCAAGTAGCTAATGCAGCTAGCCAGCAGGTGTACGAAGCGAATCAAGACATCACTAAGAAGTATCGTTATGTGGCAACACTGGACACCCGCACCAGCAGCATTTGCCGTGCATTGGATGGCAAAGAGTTTAAATACGGCAAGGGTCCAACACCGCCGCAGCACTTTAACTGCAGGTCGACTACAGTCCCGGTAATCGACTATAAAGAGCTGGGCTTTGACCCACCACCGCCAAGCAAGCGTGCAGCAGCGGGCGGCATGGTGCCGGCGGATGTGTCTTATGGTGATTGGCTAGCAAACAAGCAAAAGGGCGAATCCGACGCAGATCTTTTAGCCCGGCAAGCGCAAGCACTGGGCGCTCAAAAGGCAAAATACTTCAGAAGAATTGCAAAAGATCGCGGGCCATCGCAAGCCATCGCCAAACTAGTCCGCGATGATGGGTCAGAGTTAACCTTAGAACAGCTACGCGCACGATATGGACCTGCCTAATGCATTGCATCAACGCAATGGCCTTTTAATCAGCGATCAAGTTGAGGTTTTAATTGGCGAGGCATGGATGCCTGCAGTTTTATGCCAACGCGAAGATGGCAGCCATTATTGGGCTACGGCCAGCCTTGATAAACTACCTGCAGTTGAAGATTGGCGCCATGCCGTTGAAACGGGGCAAGTCACAGGCTGTAGTATCAGCCAACATCAAAAGCGAGATGAAAAAAGGGAAACCGCAAAAGCAAGCGGTAGCAATCGCACTCGCAAAAGCCGGCAAATCACGCAAGGGTAAAAAGCAATGAAAGCAAAGAAGCCTGGCCTTTACGCCAACATCAACGCCAAGCGCAAGCGCATTGAAGCTGGCAGCAAGGAGCGCATGTCGCGCAAGGGTGACCCCGATCGCCCGAGTGCTGCTGATTTCAAGGCTGCCGCAAAGACTGCAAAGAAGCCAAAGCGCAAATGAGTATCACCTACCGCGGCGAGCAATTCGACGGCTATAACAAGCCCAAGCGGACGCCAAAGCATCCGAACAAGTCGCACGCGGTATTAGCCAAAGAAGGTGACAAGGTAAAACTGATCCGATTCGGTCAGCAGGGTGTTAGCGGCAGCCCAGCACGCGAGGGTGAATCCGCTGCAGCAAAAGCGCGGCGTGCATCATTCAAAGCGCGACACGCCAGCAATATCGCTAAGGGCAAGATGTCTGCTGCGTACTGGGCTGACAAGGAGAAATGGTAGCCTCCTCGCAATGAATCCAGTCCTTTAGTTCTGCGACATACCAGCGCAGATCTTGTGCTTTTGCGGCGTGCCATCCGGCACCAGTCTGGCGATATAACCGCTCATGGCGGTCGATTGCATTGAGTAGTTCTTTAATCAGTGGATTCCAAGGTTCGCGGATTGGTGTATTCCACTCGCGGGCCATTGTTTTGGCTGCTGGTACGATGGCAGCGTAATTAAGCCTGCGGCTTATCCATGTCTGATGAACAGCAAACCCAGGAGCCTGCGGCTACCGAGGGTGCAAGCACTGATGCACTGCAGCGCAGTGTTGAGGCGCTAGAACGCAAGAATCAAGAACTGATCGCTGAATTGCGGCAAGCCAAGAAATCCAAGGCGCCAGATGGGGTAAACGTCGATGAACTGCTGGAGTTCAAGCGCAACTACGAGCAACAGCAGCTCGAATCACAAGGCAAGTACCAAGAGGCACGGCAAGCTTTGGAGCAGCAGTTCCGTGAGGCGACGGCGGAGAAGGACAAGCGCATCTCAGAACTTGAAGCCCGTGTCCGCGAGCTAGAGCTGGTCACACCGGCAGTCACGGCACTGGCCGAGATCGTGCATGATCCCGATCTTGTGCTCAAGACCAAGCTCAAGCCCGAGTCCATTGAGCGAGAAGCCGATGGCACTGTCGTAGTAGTCGACGGCTATGAGCGCAAGCCTGTTGCTGAGTGGGCCAAGACGCTACCAGCATGGATGCAGAAGCAACCGAAACCACAAGGCAGCGGTGCACCAACTGGCGGCAGCAGTGGCGCTATTCCAGCTGGCATGAGCAATCCATTCAGCCGGGATAGCTTCAACCTCACCGAGCAAGCGCGGCTATACAAAACCGACCGCGACCTATACGAGCGAATGAAAGCTACCGCTAACCGTTAGTATTTCAGTGCCTGCTCGTGATGGCTGCGCCGCATTGAGCCTCTGCTGGGCTGCGCCCACATCCGTAAACCATTTCTGGTGATTCATCATGGCGACCCTTCGCTCTGACATCATCATCCCCGAGGTTTTTACTCCGTACGTCATTGAGCAAACCACCCAGCGTGATGCCTTCCTGGCATCCGGCGTGGTGCAGCCCATGGCGGAGCTGAATGCTACCGAGGGTGGTGATTACATCAACGTTCCCTTCTGGAAAGCCAACCTGACCGGCGACTTTGAGGTGCTGACCGATAGCACTTCACTGACTCCTGGCAAGATCACCGCTGACAAGCAAGTCGGCGTGATCCTGCACCGTGGCCGTGCATTTGAGGCTCGTGATCTTGCAGCCCTTGCCGCTGGCTCAGACCCCATGGCTGCTATCGGTGCCAAAGTGGCTGATTACGTGGCAAACCAGCGTCAAAAGGACCTGATCAAGTGCCTTGAAGGCGTGTTCGGCAGCCTGACTGCTAACACCTCTAGCTCGGCATTCTTTGAACTGGCCGTTGACTCTGAATCCGGCGACACTCGTGGCATTTTGTCTCCTCGTACCGTCAGCAAGGCACGCGCCAAGCTGGGCGATCAAGGCGATAAGCTGACCGCCGTTGCAATGCACAGTGATGTGTATTACGACTTGGTGGAACGCAAGGCCATTGATTACGTCACCAACACCGAGGCACGCCTTAGCACTCCTGCTAGCGGCGCCAGCACCATCAATGCTATTGGCGGCTCCGTAATGGCTGCTTACGGCGAGGTCAACATCCCCGTGTACATGGGGCTGCGTGTCTTGATCAGTGATGATCTGGCGCCTACCAGCACCAACTATCCCATCTATTTCTTCACCCAAGGCGCAATCGCCAGTGGTGAACAGATGGCGATGCAGACCGAAACCGACCGTGACATCCTCGCTAAGAGTGATGCCATGTCGATTGACCTGCACTATGTCTATCATCCCATTGGCGCTAAGTGGGTCGTTGGCACCACCAACCCCACTCCGGCGCAACTGGCAACGGTTGGTAACTGGAGCAAGGTGTACGAAACCAAGAATATTGGTATCGTGCGTGCCACCGTCACTTCTAACTACTGAGGTAACTAACCATGGCACAACCTTCCCAGTTTGAACTCTCCACGGAGCAGTACCTTTCCGCTAACTTTTACATCGCCTCTACGGTGGCTGATGTGCAGTTCTGGACTGCTCCGGTGAAATGCGAAGTGGTTGCAGTACGTGAGGTTCACGCTGTTGCTGGTGACGACTCCGGTGCTGTTACCGGCACGATCCGTCGTTGCCAAGGCACTGAAGCCGCTACTGCTGGTGATGATTTGCTTGGTAGCACCAAGATCAACTTCAAGGGCACTGCTCTTACCGAGCAGACCCCTGCGTTGACCGACACCACGGCCAACCTCACGCTTGATGCTGGCAACCGTCTGTCTTTGGACGTAACCGGCACCACAACCAACTTGACTGGCGTGATCCTGACCGTGCTGCTGAAGCGCGTCTGATGGGCCTGTTCGCCTTTCGGCGACTGCGTGAACTAGAGGCTGCTTCTAGCGAGGCAGCCTCTCTTTCTATTGCAGAGCCCGCACCTAAACTAGAACCACAGGAGGCGCCCGCTGATGGCAGTAGTAATCGACGCAACGGTGGGCGGCGCAAACGCCAACAGCTACCTGACGCTGGCTGATGCCACAGCCATCATTGATGGTTTTGTGGAGAATGCTGACGTGCAGCACTGGAACAGCGGCAACACAGACAGCCGCAACCGCGCATTGTTCACCGCAACGCAACGGCTAGACCGCGAGCGGTTTCTAGGTGCTCGTGCTACGGATACGCAAGCCTTGCAATGGCCGCGTACTGGTGTGCGCAAGCCTGATACCTACATCAATACGTACGCCGTCGGCTTCCCGTTTCGCATCACGACGGATTATTTTACCGACACCGAAATCCCAACGCAGATTAAGTACGCGCAGGTGGTCCTTGCTGTTTACCTACACAACAACACGGACGGCCTAGGTCTTAGCGGGCTCGAAGATTACAAAAACGTCAAAATCGGCAGCCTTGACGTGACGCCAAATCTTGAGGGCGCTGTTGGTGCGGACAAGGTGCCACCGCTTTATGAACGATATTTGACAGGGCTTAGAATTAGTGGACCAGGCAACATTGCTATTCGCCGGAGCTGACCATGACAGTCTTTCTAGGAGGGGGTGATGCTGTCAGTCGTGATGGGCTGGAGATCCCAACGCACGATTACATCGTTAACACCTACACCGGCAGCAACCTGACAAAGGTTGAATTCAAGCGTGGTGGCGCTAGCGGCAAAATCGTGGCGACGCTTGATATGACCTATGACGGCAGCAACAACCTTCTGACCGTTACCCGGAGCTGAGATCGTGAAATACGTCTACAACCCACTTGTGGCGGCTGGTCTCGATAATATCGGGACTGATGAGGCTGCAAACGCTGGCGGTTCTAACACTCAGATCCAGTTCAACGACAGCGGATCTCTTGGCGGCTCTGCTGACCTGACCTGGGACGACACCGGCAAGGAGTTGGGCGTCGGCGGCGACATCAACCTCGACGACGGCGGCAGTTTTACAACTACCGTCCAGTGCGTCACTCCTACAGCTAACCGCACTGTGTCGTTCCCCGATGCAACTGGAACGGTCGCCTTAGTTGCTGGGTCTAGTGGCAATCTTGTTGCTAATCAGAGCGGCGCTTATGCGGGCGTTGCGAATAGCTCAGTTGACAGCGCCACCGGCAACATCACCCTCGGCAGCCGGTTCATCTCCAGCCTGAACGGCGCTGCATCGGCACCTCCGGGCGCCTTCACCGGCACATGGTTCACAGGCGGCACCGCGACCACCACCAAGCCTCAGGTGCTGATCGAGCCGACCGGGGCCACCTCCACGGCATGGAGCACCAGCGGCACGGGTCTGGGCGTCAATGCGGCGAGTGGGTTTGCGGGGAACCTGCTGGATCTGCAGTTGAATGGGACGAGCGTCTGCCGAGTTGATGGCAGTCAAATACTAACTGTTACCAATATTAGAACAAATGGCAATACCAGGGTTGACGGAGCATTGCAAATTGGCTCTACTAATTTAGAGCTAAGGCAAGACGCCTCTGACATCCTTGCTCAACGTCGTTCTACCAACGCCCAGACCTTCCGCTGCTACGGCACCTTTACCGACGCCAGTAACTACGTCCGCGCTGCGCTGAGTAGCACCAGCACCGCCGTCACCCTGGCTGCTGAAACCGCTGGCACAGGCGCTGATGACATCCCGCTCAACCTGACTGCTGCAGGCGCCGGCACCGTCAAGGTCAACAGCGTGGCCGAAGTCGCTGTCTCCAGCACTGTCGCCAATCTCCCTGCTGCTCCTGCGGTTGGGATGCTTACCCGCGTCACTGACGCAACTGCCCCTGCCGTGGGCTCAACCGTCGCAGGTGGTGGCGCTGCCGCTGCCCTTGTTTGGTACAACGGCGCCAACTGGACTGTTATCGGAGTTTGATCACCATGGCTCAATTTTCTATCACCATTGCTGACGAGCTGATCCCTGGCATCGTCGCCATTGCCTACACCGAAGGTCGTCAACCTGAGGATGTAGTACAGGAATACGCCACCACTGCAGCCAATAAGGCTTGTCAGGACTACCAGGTGGGACCCTATTGGGCGATGCCTGAACCACGGTTCAACCAAGACGGCACGCCTTACGTTGCACCAACCCTCGAAGATCAGGACACTACTACTGGGGGTGAGGTATGAGCCTCGTCTGGCGTCCTGGGTTTAACTTTGACACCGACGCCTCGGCTTATATCGACGCCGTGGAGGTGGCAGACGGCCAAGCGCTGGAAACTGCCACCCGCTACGCCATCAACAACTTTGTCATCGGCTGTAAGCAGGACGGCATCTGGGATGCGATCAAGGCATCCTGCATCTTGGCTGGTGCCCGGACTCTGGCTGGTGCGCTGGTTCCACTTGTTGGTGCTGCCCCCACAAACTTTAACTTCCTCTCTGGTGATTACAACCGGAAGACGGGGCTGGTGGGGGATGGGACCACGAAGTTCATAGCCACTGGCACCACGCAGCAATCACAACAACTAAACAACAATCATCTTTCTGTCTATGTATCCTCTGCTCATGCAAGCGTTGATACTGCAATGTATCTTGGAGGAGACGGACATGATATTTACCGAGCGGGAGCCGACTTCAAGATACGAAATATGAGGCCAAGTGGCACAGGGTCAACTTATTCTGGATTGGGTGGGAATACGGGATTTGCTGGTTCTTCGCGCAATCTTGCAAGTAGCTACCTGACTCGCTTCAATGGCACGAATATTACAGTATCTGAGACTAGTAATAGTGGGAACTCTGATATAACCTTGTTCAAAAGAGGTAGTGGTACTCCTCTATTCACCAACGCCCGCCTAGCCTTCTACTCCATCGGAGAATCCCTAGACCTCGCCCTCCTCGATGCCCGCGTCACCGACCTGATCAACGCTATCGCGGCAGCTATTCCCTAGCCAGCCCCGCCCACTGCCCCGTTCCCTGACATCTAGCCAGCCCCACTAGTCGCAATGACTGATCACCCCACCGACTGCGCCGTTCCCTGATATTTAGCCAGCCCTAAGATAAACGCATGACATTATCCACACCGCTACGCAAGGTCGCCAGCAAGCTGATGGCTAAGTTCGGCGGTGAAGTAACAATTCGCACCGTAACACCCGGTGCTTACAACACCACTACAGGTGCAATCACTGAAACCGTATCTGATACAGCGGTGCGTGGCGTCTTGGAGGATGTTAATGCACGCGAAGTCAACGAATTAGTGCAGGCTGGTGACAAGCGATTGATTATCGCCGCAGCAGATACCGCAGCTGTACCAAGCACCGCTGATCGCGTTGTAATCAGCAATATCAGCCATCAAGTGATTCGCGTGGTCACGATTGAGCAGGACAACACAGCTATCACCTACGAGTTGATCCTGAGGGCATAGCGATGGCACGCCGCATTAACCTATCTGACATCGGCAGTTACGCAACCGAGAAGTACGAGCAGTTGCTGCGCGTCACGGTGCTGGAAACTGACAAACGGCTCAAGGAAGCCAGCCCAGTTGACACTGGTAGATTGCGACTTGCGTGGGCCATCAGTGAGCAAGGCACGCCGGGCTACGACCCAGGGCCGCAAAGTGGTGTAGCGGGCATCGCTCCAGCGCGGCGGCTTGACTACCAAGTGGAACGGGCTGGCAACGTCTACCACATCCACAACAACCTGCCCTATGCAGAGCCCGTGCTGTACGGCAATAACCTGCCTGCATCGTGGCAGGGGCAGTGGCGGTCAAAAAACAATCAGATCACCAAGGGCTATCCCGATGTGATCGCTCGTGAGATGACAGCATGGGCTAAACAGCAGGCTGAGCGTATCGGGAGGCAAGATTAATGGCAGCCGTCAACTTAAACACCGTCCGCGCCACTATTGAAGGGCGACTGGCAACTGAGCTGGCGCTGGCACCGGCTATTCCGGTTGTGTTTCATAACCAGCCTTACACGCCAACACCCGGCAGCTCGTGGGTGCAATGTTTAGTGAGCTTTGGCAATAACAACTACTTGACCATGGGCGGCACTACCGGCAGCAGCAATAGCGTCATCGGGCTGGTACTTGTAAATATCTTTACCGCTAAAGGTGTAGGCCCCGGCGCTAACTACACAATCGGAAAGCGCATCCGTGACCTTTACAATAGGGTTATCGTTAGCGGTGTTCATTTTGACCCGCCAACCGGACCCGAGGTGGTGGCCGCGCCAGCTCCCGAGGGCTATTTCCAAACTCAGGTCAGAATGACCTTTGAAACCTTCGAGGATCTCTAGCCATGGCTTTTTACCGAGGGCAGCAAGGCAGCGTCAAATTTGACGACGGCGGTGCTACTGGCGTTGCAATCGCGAGCACCCGTTCTTGGTCGCTGACCGTCGAAAAGGAATCGCTTGACACTACTGCGCTGGGCGCCACCTACCGAGCAAACGTCGGTGGTCTGATCAGCGGCAGCGGCACCGTAGAGCTGCTTTACACCGCAAGCAGCGCCGATGAAACTAACACCTTCATCGAATACGTCAATACTGCTAACGACGAAGGCACTGCTCTGTTTGAGCTGTTCCTTGACACGACTGGCACTAAGAAGATTAGCTTCGATGGCGTCATCACATCAGCTGAATACTCGGCTACCGTTGGCGAGATCGAGGTGATCACGATTAACTTCGTGACAAACGGCACCATCACGATGGACATCTGATCATGGCTTTTTATCGCGGACAACAAGGCACAGTCTTCTTTGATAAGGCTGGCGCTGGCGGTCTCTCGGAGATCGCGGCAGTGCGGTCTTGGAGCATGACCGTTGAAAAGGAGTCGTATGACGCAACCTCCCATGGCGCCACTTACCGCGCCAACATTGGCGGACTGATCAGTGGCTCCGGCACCATTGAGGTGATGTACGACGCGCCTGGATCCGGCGACAAGCTGGATCTGATCAAGGACGCCAACCAAGCCACCGACGAAGCTGATGCAGCCGTTGAGTTGTATCTGGATGAAACCGGCGGCAAGAAGATCACCGGAACGATCGTGGTGACGAGCACTGAATACGGTGCTACGGTTGGCGAGATCGAGATTGTGACGATCAACTTCGTCTCAAGCGGTACTCTGACACTTAGCATCTGATGCCCGCCAACAGCCAGCGCCCGGTTGATCTGCTCACGGGCGCTTTTGATCTGAACCAGCGCCGTAAATTCAGCGTTACCAACGACGCTGGCGATGTGGTGCTGGATCTCTATTTCAAGCCCATCACCCGCGCTGACCGCAAAAGGGCAACTACGCTTGCCGGCTCTGATGAGGCGCTAGAGATCAGCACGCAGATGCTGTGCCAGATGGCAGAGCTTGAGAACGGCACCAAGGCATTCGCAGCTGCTGATGCCGCCAAGCTGCAACGCGAGCTGCCGGAGCGCGTGCTAAACGAACTGGAACTGTTCCTGTTCGGCCTTGGCGGCGAAGCCGGTATTGAAGAAGCAAAAAAAGACTAGAGGAAGACTCTTGGTTATTCTTTGAGTTCTTCCTTGCTACAGAGCTTGGCATGACCGTTAGCAAGTTACGCACTGAGCTAACTGATTCCGAGTTTGTGCATTTTGCCGCCTACTACGAAGTGAAAGGCAAGCGCGAGAAGATTGAGATAGACAAAGCGCGGCACCGGTAAACTGAACGCATAGGGAGGTGCTTCTGTGGCTGTTGCTGTCGTTGACGTACAGGTAAATAGTCAAGGTGCTGTCAATCGCCTGCGTGAAATCAATAGCGCATCAAAACAGGCGCAAACCGGAATTAATCAGCTCAGCTCGGCTGTTGGTGGTTTAATAAAAGCGTATGCAGCATTTCAGGCGGTTAAATTTGTATTTGTGCAGACGGCAGAAATTGAATCGCAAACGCGCAGCCTTCAAGTATTAACCGGCAGCGTTGAACAAGCCAAGCAAATCGTTAAAGAACTTCAGGCTCTTGGTGCGGCGACTCCATTTACAAGCGCAGAGTTAATTGACGCTGCAAAAAGACTGCAAGCGTTTGGCATTGAGGCCAACAAAGTTGTTGATACAACAAGGCGATTGGCTGATGTTTCCGGCGCAACTGGCGCCGAGCTTCAAGGCTTAGTTACTGCTTTTGGGCAAGTCCAAGCAAAAGGCAGACTGCAAGGTGAAGAGCTTTTGCAGTTCCAAGAGCGTGGCATTGCACTGCAAAAGGAATTGCAGCGCATGTATGGAATGTCCGGAGAGGAATTTCGTCAATCGCTAGAAAAAGGAAGATTCAGCGCGGCAGCCGTAGAGCAGGCAATCATCAATCTAACAAATGCTGGTGGCAAATATGCAAATGGTGCCGTTGCGCAAAGCGATACATTGCAAGGCAGGTTGAGCACGCTGCAAGATTCCTTCCAGCGACTTGCTCAAAATATTGGTAGCTTTTTTGCGCCGGTCTTTAAATTTTTGATTAATCGCACTGATGAGTTAATCAATAGGCTCAACCGAGGATTTGCTGGTGCTAGCGAAGAAATAAGACAGCGTGCAGCCGGACAGCGATTACAACGCGTAGGCGTTGGTAGGACCTACAAAGACGCGCAAGGCAATGTTTATAGCACAATTACTGGTCGTCTTGTGCAGGCAGCGAAAACGCCGCAAACCGCTGAAGCTAGCGCTGCCCCCCCTGCGCTGCTGAGCCCAACTGGCGGAACACGCGGTGGTCGTAGTGCAGCAAGTGAAGCCAAAAAACTAGCGGATGAACTTAAAAGATCACTAGAAACAGGCGATCAGCTAGGACGTGAGTTCTCACGGCAAACCATTTTACTTGCTAGCATTAACGAACAAGAACGTGAAAGATTTAAGATTCAATTTGAGTACGAAGATCGCGCTCGCCAAATCGGTGAATTAAAAAACGCTGAGCAGCGCGTCAACTTGGCCGCGCTAAATGATGAGATTCGCAGATTAGATCTGCAGAGGTTAACGACGGAAGAACTAAAAGCACAAAACGATTTATTCCTTAAACGCGCCGGATTAGTTGCTCAGGTATATGGCGGCGGCGCTGGCGCATTCCGTACTGATATTGATTTGCTCGGGCAGCAAGACAAGGCATTGCAGAGCGTGCTTGATAAATACCCACAGATAGGCGAAGCGGCAAGTGCAGCGAGTCAACTTGCCACACAGGGCACGATGGAAATGATCAATGGAACTAAAAGTGCCCAACAAGTATTCGCTGATTTTCTAAACAGCATTGTTGACATTTTGATGAAGTCTGCGGCGCAGATGATTGCTCAATACATCGCAATCGGTGTAGCCCGCATGTTTGCAGGTGTTCCATCGTCTGCAGCTACTGGCGGCGCAAAATATGGCGCATCCGCATTTAGCGGTGCGGGTATGGGCTCCACTGGATTTAGTCTTCCATTCCTAGGCGCACGCGCTAACGGCGGCAGCGTCATGGCCGGCCAGCCATACCTTGTGGGCGAGCGCGGCCCTGAGCTGTTCATGCCAGGTCGCAGCGGTGGCATTGCACCCACAGGTAGCTTTGGCGGTGGCGCCAATATCGTGGTTAACGTTGACGCAACTGGTAGCAACGTACAAGGCAATGGTTCGCAAGGTCGCCAGCTTGGTGCTGCCATCGCCGCTGCAGTGCAGGCAGAATTGGTGAAGCAAAAGCGGCCTGGTGGTCTTCTCGCATAATGGCAACCTTTCCTGCTGTTACCCCTAGCTACGGCGCACAGAAGAGCAGCCGTCCGCAAATGCGGATTGCCCGCTTTGGTGATGGTTACGAGCAACGCACAAGCTTTGGCATCAATCAAAATCCTAAGGAGTGGAACCTAAGCTGGCAAAATATCAGCGAAACCGATGCTGACAGCATTGAAACCTTTTTAAATGCTCGCGCTACTGATGGCTCTAGTTTTGACTGGACGCCACCGGATGAATCTACAAGCTACAAGTGGGTTTGCATGGAATGGGACAAGCAGATCAACTACACGAATAGAGCAACGATCACTGCCACCTTCCGTCAAGTATTTGAAGCATGACCGTTCCGCAGTCGATACAGGAGCAGATCCAGCTCCTTAATCCATCAGCCATCATTGAGCTGTTTCAGATGCAGCTCACCGAAGCGGTCAACGGCGTTGACGAGACGTTCTACTACCACGCTGGCACCAACGGTCTAACCACCAGCGTCGTATTCGCCGGCATTACCTACACGCCGTTTCCGATTGAGGTTGAAGGCTTTGATTTGACATCGAAAGGTACACTGCCGCGTCCGACAATGCGCATTTCCAACGTTGCTGGAACGATTACGGCATTGCTGCTGGTCTACAACGTTCTCAACGCCAAAGTCACCCGCATCCGCACTTGTCAGAAATTCCTTGATGCTGTCAACTTCAGCGGCGGCGTCAACCCAACAGCTGATCCAACGGCCAAGTTCACTGACGAGGTTTGGTATGTGGACCGCGTAGTCCGCGAAAACATCCAGCTAGTAGAGCTAGAACTGATCAGCAAGCTGGATCTGATCAACCTTGTTTTGCCTCGCCGTCAGGTGCTGGAGCACTGCCCGTGGAAGTATCGCGGCGAGGAGTGTGGCTATACCGGCAGCGCCTACTTTGACATCAACGACAACAGCGTTGCCAGTGCCAGCCAAGATGTATGCGGCAAGCGGTACAACAGCTGCGCCAAACGCTTTCCTACCGGCAACCTCCCCTTTGGTGGATTCCCTGGAGCACGACTGCAGATCTGACGCTGAGGCGCACGCCTTGGCTGAGTTTCCGCGTGAATCCTGTGGCCTTGTGGTGGATGGCAAGTATTGGCGGTGCCGCAATGTGGCTGCAGATCCTTGCGCTGATTTTGTGCTGGATCCCCGCGATTATCTAGCGGCTGCGCTGTCCGGCACCATCGAAGCCGTCATCCACAGCCACCCGGAAAACACGCCGCCCAGCCCGGCTGACCTATCCGCTTGCAAGCAGTCCAAACTGCGGTGGCATATCTACCAACCCGGCACTGTGCAATGGCTGACTATCGATCCTTGATTGGCCGCGAGTGGAACTACGGCAAGCAGGATTGCTACACGATTGTGCGCGACTACTTTGCGCTGCAGGGCATCACGCTGCCAAACTTTGACCGCCCCAATGAGCTGGAATCCAGTCCCAGCATCTACCTGCGCGAGGCGGTAGCACTGGGGTTTAAGCAGGTGGCATTCGGTGAGCGCCAACCGGGCGACGTGCTGATCATGCGGCTTGGGACACGGCATCCCATGCACGCTGCTGTGCTAGTGGATTACGACCGGATTTTGCATCATCTAGACGAAAGTCCTAGCGCCGTGGAGGATCTGCGCAGTTACTATGTAAGGAGCATTGCTGCGGTGTTCCGATATGCAGCGGGTTCGTCTGCTGGGTGAGTTAGGCGAACGGTACGGCACCGAGCACACCTACTACAACCTGCGCACACCAGCGGACGCGATCAAGCTGCTGTGCATCAACATGCCGGAACTACAGCAAGAGCTGATGACTGCCCACGAGCGGGGCATTGGCTACCGAGTCCTGCAGGCCGATCAGGACATGGGCTACAGCGACCTACGGCTACCGCTGGGTCAAAACGATCTGGTGCTGGTGCCGGTTATTGCTGGTTCGGGTCGTGGTGCGGGACAAATCCTTGCAGGTATTGGTTTGGTAGCGTTTTCAATTTTGACGGCTGGTGCAGGCGCTGGCTTTCTAGGTCTTGGCCTTGGCGCTACTGCTGGCACTTTTACGCTTGGCGCAGCAGCATCTAGCGCTATCGGAGCCATTGGTTTGAGTTTGGCGATTGGAGGCGTGGCACAAATGTTGTCGCCGCAACCTCAACTACCAAGCCTCGGCAACCAACGCTTTGGCAGCGGCACTAACGCCAGCACCCGTGGACCGCAAAGCCTGACCCGTGGCGCTGATGGTCAGCAGTCCTATGCCTACACCGGCGCAGCTAACACGGTTGGCGTGGGTCAAACTATCCCCGTGGCTTACGGCAAAGTTTTGATCGGCAGCCAGTTATTGTCTGCCAACGTCGAAGTCACCGACGAATCGGATCCACTGCAAACTGCAATTCGTACACCAAGCAGCGAAACAATTCGCATCGGCGGCGATCCGGTTAGCTGGGGTTATGCAGACGTACAAGGCATTTCAACACGCCGCACGGAGGAAACATCATTCCCACCTAAAAGCGGCACTAACCGCTACAACCTGTATTACGACATCAGGCCGCTGTCGAATGGCGCAGAAACCAAATACCTTTTTGACACAAAAAATGATGATCGCGGCGATTTTTGCGTATGTCTAGGCTTGCCAGTTGGTTTGCGTGATCGCGTGGCCGGCGCTGGCACAACTCTTGTTGATGGTTTTATTACCTATCGTGTGTCAGTTACACGCAAACGCACACAAGATTTGCTTGGTTCGGTACAGGCAACGATACAAGGTCTGACCTTAAACCACTACCGCTGGATCCATAAGTTTGCACATGCACAAAACCCAAGTGACGACGCTCAGGTAAGATTGGAGATTATTGATTTTCGCTGCGAAGGCGATGTCTATATTCAACTGCAAGCAGCGGGGTATCTCTTCTAATGGCGCTGAATTCGACTTCTACCATCAAGATTCTTGACCTTCTTTGCGAGGGCCCGATTGATGGCATTGTCGGGCAGGAGGCTGGTGTCTACCTCAACGAAACGCCGATCTTTAGCAGCAGCGGTGAACGCAACTTTCCAGCGCAAGACGTTAACTACGAATACCGCGAAGGCACTGCAACACAAAGTCCACCCAGCACTGCACCTGGCGTTACGTCAACAGTCACGGATGTAAACACAGAAGTCGGCAAAAACTACGAAGAAGATCTCAACGCAAACGATGAAGTAATCGCTCGTCGTTATGGCGGTGGAGCTGTTGTTCGTCAAATTACCGACACGGATGTAGATTCCTTCCAAATTCTGTTTACCGTTCCACGTCTGTTTTCAATCGCCAAGGAAGGACTGGCGCAAGGTCAGGCATTTAGCGCCACTATTGGCATCATTGTGCAAGTGCAAGCACGCGGCCAAAGCTACAACACGGTCTACAGCCGCCGCGTCACAGGTATATCAACTACGAGCTATCAGTTCAAAACACCGCGCATCAACTTAACCGGCAGTGGCCCTTGGAACATCAAGGTCATTAAAGAAGATCTTGGTGAAGACAGCTTTGAGGTCAAATACACCAGCTTCCGCGACACACCGCAAAACGTCAGTGTTGCCAATGATCGCGGTAATCAGCTGCTGTGGTCCAGCCTGATCGAAGAGCAGTACATCCGCACTGGCTATCCATTCTGTGCTGTTGCTGGTCTGTCGGTTTCAACGCGGCAGTTCGATAGCCTGCCAAGTCGCGCCTACCTAATCCGTGGCCGCCGGGTGATGATCCCGAGCAACGCCACGGTTCGTGCTGACGGCAGCCTGCAGCTTGATGGTGCGTTCGACGGCAGCTTGCGTGGTCCGGTGTGGACGACATGCCCGGTCTGCTGTTTCTACGACATGCTCACCAATGGTCGCTACGGCGCCGGTGATTTTGTCACTGCAGCAAACCTGAGCTGGGTTGATCTCTACCCACTGGTGCGTTACGCCAACCAGCTAATCACCAACCCAGACGGCACGAGCGAACCACGCTTTGCCTGCAATGTCCTGATTGGTGATCAGGCAGAGGCTTACAACGTCCTACAGGATCTCGCCAGCGTCTTCCGTGGTTTGCTGTACTGGTCCGCTGATGTAATCCAAGCAGCCGCCGATCACGGTAACCTTGATGGCACTGCGTTGTCGCCTGTTCATCTTTACAACAACGCCAACGTCATCGATGGCGTCTTTGAGTACTCCGGCAGCTCGCTAAAAACCCGCAGCACTAGTGTCCGTGTTCGTTACAACGACCCCGAAAACTTCTACAAATCCAACTACGTCGTTGTTGAAGACTCAGCGCTGATCACCAAATACGGCTACCAAGTCAAAGAGATTGTTGCCTTCGGTTGCACGTCTAAATGGCAGGCGCAGCGCGTGGGTCGCTGGGTGCTTAAAACAGAAGAGCTGGACGGCGAGACCGTCACCTTTACTACTGGCTTGCAAGGTGCTGTTGTTCTGCCAGGGCAGATCTTTGCCGTTGCGGATCAGCTGCGTCAAGGGCAACGCATCTCAGGTCGCATTAGCAGCGCGGTTGGCACAGCAGTTGTGGCTGATCAAACCGTCACGCTCCCTAGCGGCAGCAGCCACCAGTTGACGTGCTTGCTGCCCGATGGAACGCTTGAAACCCGCGCCATTACCAGCGTTGCCAGTTCCACGGTCAACATTGCTTCCGAGTTCAGTCAAGCACCACAAGCACAGGCGCTGTATTCAATCACCAGCAGCGCGATAGCGCAGCAAAAATTCCGCTGCATTTCGATTGCCGACAACGGCGACGGTCAGTTCAGTATCACTGGCTTGGTGCATAACGACAGCCTTTACACCGCTGTTGATACCGGCACAAATCTGATCTTTGAGCCAATCAGCCGTTACGACGAGACGCCACCTGCACCTACTGGGTTGACGCTGACGACCAGCCAAATCAGCAGCGGCGCCAACATCTTTAACCGCATTACTGCATCGTGGACACGCGGCGAAGCTGGCAATGCGTTCAGCTATGAGGTTCGCTTCAAGGTCAGCAACGGCAACTACGTCATCACGCAAACAACTGATTCCGAGTTTTACATCGACGCCGTACCGCCTAACACTGCGCTGACATTTGAGGTTCGCTCCGTTGGTCAAGCGCCACTGCAAAAGAGATCACCCTGGACCCTGCAGACAACAATCACACCAGAAAACAACAGCGGCTCGATTACTGTTCTGCCGCCTGATCCTGTCAACGTCCGCATTGAGGCATACGGCAACGATCAAGTGATGCTGCGATGGGACAAACCCATCAATTACAACAGCTACGAGTTCATCGCCATTATCCGCCATAGCAGCAAAACAGACGGCACCGGCGAATGGAGCAACAGCACGCTGCTATCCGAGTCGATTACGGCCAACACGGCGCAAGCAATTTTGCCCTTGGTAGAAGGCGAATATCTGATCAAGTTTCAAGACAAGGCTGGACTGCGCAGTGCCAATGCAGTCAGTGCAACGATTGATCTGCCCAATCCAATCCCGCGCTACGACATCACAACCGTCCGCGAAGAAACCGGCAACTTCCCTGGTCAATACGACGGCACGTTCTATTCGGATGAATACGACGGCTTGGTGCTTGATGGCAGCGAAACCATCGACGATAAGGTTGAGCTGATCGACACTTGGGACAGCTTCGACTTCATCGGCACTCGTGGCCTGAGCGGTCGCTACTACTTCCAGAACATTCTTGATCTGGGCGGCAACTACAGCGTTGTTTTCAGTCGCATCCTTGCCACTCGCGGCTTGTACCCCGCCGCCACCATCGACAGCCGCACCGCTGAGATCGACCGCTGGAGCGACTTTGACGGCGACATTCCAGACGACACCAGCGCCGAGATCTATTTCCGCACCAGCCCCGACGCCACTGTCGATGAGTTGCTGCTGCTGGAAGACGGCGACAAGCTGCTGCTGGAAGACGGCGACGATTTTGAGCTGGAGTCTGATATTGATTTTGGCGATTGGGTGCCGATGCGAGCAGGCCGCTACACCGGACGCCAGTTCCAGTTCAAGGTGGAACTAACCAGCACCGCCAGCGACCAGACACCCATCGTCGACGAGCTGGGTTATGTAATGCAGCTGGAGAGTCGCACTGAACGCAGCGGCACGATTGCGTCAGGCACGACTGCCAAGGTTGTCACATATACCAACGCCTTCTATGAAACGCCTGCCTTGGGAATCACGGCTTTCAATTTGGGCACAGGGGACTACTATGAGGTGACTTCCCCAACCAGGACTGGCTTCACTGTGACCTTTCGCAACAGTGCTGGCACCATTGTTGATCGGAACTTCCAGTATCAGGCCGCCGGTTACGGCGCACTCGTCTAAACATGGCACAAGCAGACGGCATCGTCAGTAACGCCTCAGGTGCTGCGGTACGGGCAGACCTGAACAATCAGCTTGCTGCTGTCTTCACCAACCACAGCGGCGCTACTGAACCCAGCACGACCTACGCCTATCAGTGGTGGGCGGACACGATCAATGGCGTGATGAAGCTGCGCAATGCAGCCAACAGCGCTTGGATCACGATGTTTCAGCTGGACGGCGAGTGGACCAGCTTGGCACTGGAAAACGGCACTGCCGCTAGCCCGTCGATCTACTTCAAGGACAGCGGCACTGATACCGGCGTCTACAGCCCTGGCACTGATCAGGTTGGTATTACGACCGCTGGCGTGCAGCGCGTCAACTTCAATGGCTCCACTGAGGTGGTGTTCAATGATGGCGGCGCTGATGTTGACTTCAGGATTGAGGGTGACACCAACCCCGACCTGTTCAAAATCGACGCTGGCACCGATCAAGTTCAGGTAGCCAACCTCAACGGCGGACCGCTTGCTGGTGCCCGTAACCGCATCATCAACGGGGACTTTTCCGTTGCGCAGCGTGGCACAAGTTTTGTAAGCAGTGCCAACAATAATGATGCCTATACGCTCGACCGCTGGTACATCCTCAGCGATGGCAACGATGCTATTGACGTAACGCAGGAAACATCAACAGTACCGACCAATCAAAAATATGCCATTGCGCTTGATGTTGAGACAACAAACAAAAAGTTTGGTATTGCTCAAATTATTGAAAGTGTTAACTGCGTTGGACTAACCGGCGGCAATGTCACGCTGAGTTTTAAGGCGAAGGTTAGCTCTGCCACCAAGCTGGATAACGTAAAGGCTGCGATTATTGCATGGTCTGGCACTGCTGATACCGTGACCAGCGACATTATTAGCGCATGGGGCGCGGAAGGCACCAATCCAACGCTGATTGCTAATGCCACGTACGAGAATACGCCTGCCAACTTGAATGTCACTACAAGTTACGCTACCTATTCGCTATCTGCGAACATTGATACGGCTAGTACTAAAAACATTATCGTATTCATTTGGTCTGATGTTACAGATACGACTGCAGGCGATTTTTTGTATATCACTGATGTGCAGCTAGAGCCCGGCACCGTCGCCACCCCGTTTGAACGCAGGAGCTACGGGCAGGAGCTGGCGTTGTGTCAGAGGTATTACGAAGCAGTGAATCCAGCAAACCAAGCGGCTGGTGTTGTTCGTCTTACTGCCTTCTCTACAATCGATGATCAACTTGGGAGTACGGCATTAACGTATTTAGTCCAAAAACGAGCCACTCCTACGGTGACCGTTTATGATCTAGCAAATGCTTCCGCGAAGGCGCACCGTCAGTATGTTGGCAGCGGCGGAGGAGCAAACGTCAGCGTAAGCGTCTTAAACAGTTTGGCAAGCGGATTCAGCCTTAATAGTGGCGGCACAGGTAACGATAAAGCTGGTGTTTACATTTTCACATGGCAAGCTTCTGCCGAGCTGTAACCCATAACCAACCATGACTAACGCCATGTACCAACTCACCACCGGCGACACCATCCTTCGCCTCGCGGACAACGCCTTCATCCCCCCTGACCCGGCCAACACCGACTACGCCGCCTATCTGGCGTGGCTCTCCGAAGGCAACACCCCCGAGCCTGCCCCTGAACCTGAACCCGCCCCAGTGCTCACCACTGAGCAGAAGCTGGAAGCCGCTGGGTTGACCGTGGCGGAGCTGCGGGAATTGTTTGGACTTGAATAATGGCTGACCGCAAGACCACCGACCTCACGGAACTGACCGCACCTGCTGCGGATGATGTTCTGCCGATTGTCGACACCAGCGAACCCACCAACGCCGCCAAGAACAAAAAGATCCAGTACAGCACTTTGCTGCGGCGTCTTCCTGATGGAAGTGTTGGTGCACCATCAATCGGTTGGCTCAGTGATCTAGGCGTCACCGGGATCTACCGCACTGGCACCAACGAACTTGCGGTTAGCAACAACAGCACATTCACCGGCAAGTTCACCACCGCTGGCTTCCAGCTTGGTTCTGGTACAGCTGCGGCACAGCTGCATCTTTTCAGCAGCGACACGACCGATCAGGTCATCATCGAGAACACCGATGCTGGTTTAGACACTGCACCCGACGTGGTGTTGTATCGCAACAGTGCCAGCCCTGCTGCTAACGACAACCTCGGCAACCTGGAGTATCGCGGCAAGGATTCCGCTGGTAATACTCACGCCTACGCGCAAATTACCGGCGGCATCAAGGTAGCCACCAACGGCACTGAAGACGGCATCCTCGATCTGATGTCTTCCGCAGCTGGTGCAACTGCCAGCCGCGTGCGTCTGTTTGGCAGCAATGTTGGCATCGGTGAGTCTGCTCCGGCCTATCCGCTGCATCTCACCTATAGCGCCATTGCCGGCACAGCGTTTCAAGTTGAATCCAAGCTTGTTGATTCTGCCAGCGCTGGTGATATCACGCTGTACCACCACCGCAATGGTGCAGCTGGGCAGGACAACGACGTAATCAGCGGCGTTTACTTCCGCAGCAACAACGACGCCGGCACGCCAGTTCCTACGGATTACGCAGCAATCCAGGCCAGCATTGTTGACGCCAGCAGCACCACTGAAGACGGCAAGCTGGAGTTGCAGGTCCAAGCCGCTGGCACTCTGACCACTGAGGTGGCAATCACTGCTGCCAACGTGACCTTGAGTGGGCGCCCAATCATCCCGACGCACACGCCTAGCAGTGCAACCGACACCGGCATTGCAGGTGAGATTGCGTGGGATGCAGATTACATCTACATTTGCACGGCCACTGACACCTGGAAGCGAGTGGCAATCAGCACATGGCCGTAAAAAGTAAGACTGGCACCGCTAGGCTTGACCACCAAGCCGGACCACCTAAGACAACGCGGCAGGGCTACGGGCAGCATTCACGCCCGCGCCGCCGTGGCAAGAAACCTCTGCGGGGCCAAGGGCGATAAGCTGATGGCATGATCGAGCTAATTGCCGCTGTTGCTGGAGCCTCGATCTCCGTTGCCGCAATGGGCGCGATGGGATTTAGTCGCCGCAACGATGAAGCGCGTGATGCAGTTATTCGCCTCACAAGCGCCGTAGAGCACATCGCAACGCAGCTTGAGGTGTTGCATACGGACATTAAAGAAGACCGCAAGGAAACGTTCACGCGGTTAAATACGGTGGAGCAGAGAGTCACTAAGCTAGAAGCACGGCCATTTGCATAGCCATGGACTTCCTTTCGCATCCCGCTTTTTGGATTTGCGTTGCTGCTGCCAGCGAGCTGATCGCACTGTCGCCGCTGCGCGATAACAGCATCATCCAGCTGGTGTTTCACGCACTGCGTGCCATTAAAGGAAAAAAGCTCTAGGCAAAACTTGGGAGCAAGCTGCTAGGGAGTGGTGGTTTGAGGCCATGCTCCCTGGCCGGTTAGATGATGCCGAAGCCGAATGGCACGCAGCGCAACCTGCAGAGACAGAGGCAGTGATCACGCATTACCCGGTTGACGATAACCTGCAGACAGGCGAAAGCCGCAAGCTTGGCGGCGCAATGGAGATCAAAGCGCCATGGTCAAACTAAGCGACTTGTTTAAGTATTACAAGCACGGCACACCGCATCAAATGGCAGCGGTATCTGAATTAGAAGCTGAGTTATTAAAGGTTGCACCGCAAGTCTTTAATAGGAATCAGCCTTGGTATAAAACTTGGCAAGCAGGCGGCAAACTGCATAATTATGACGCAGCGGTAAAACTCATTAAAGAGTTTGAGGGTGTGCATCTCAGCGCCTACCCTGATCCGCTACATGGCTGGGATGTAGCGACCATTGGCTATGGCACCACGCGCTACCCAGATGGGCGCAAGGTGCAACGCGGTGACAAAATCACCGTCATTGACGCCAATGAACTCCTGGACCTTGAGGTAGCACGCATTGCAGACAAGCTACGCAGCAGCGTGCCATTTTGGGGCGCGATGAGCGGCAACAAGCAATGCGCATTGATTAGTTTTGCCTACAACCTTGGCGCTAGCTTTTATGGCAGTGCAGGCTTTGAAACCATTAGCAAGCGACTGAAGGACAAAGACTGGGCGGCAGTGCCCGCTGCCATGGAGCTGTACCGCAACCCTGGCACAGCAGTAGAAGCCGGACTGCTGCGTCGGCGCCGCGCGGAAGGTCGCCTATGGACTGGTGAGCAGCAGCAGGATCCAGCAAAGCTATCACCCAACAGCCCATTTACTGCACGCATCACGCCACACGTGCAGCTTGGTGAGTTTGCGTTATTTCAAGAGGCACGCCGCTTCGACCATCAATATCAAGTTGACACCGCAGCCGAGCTTGCGGCATTTCTTGAACGTGCCCGCGTCAAGTTTGGCGGTAAACCTGTGGTCATCACCAGCGGTTACCGCCCGCGTGCCATCAATGCAGCGGTAGGCGGCTCCAGCGGGAGTGAGCATCTATACGATGCGCCCAATGTCGGCGCCGTTGATTTTTACATCCGCGAGGTCAATATCAACCACGTGCAAGATTGGTGCGATGAGCACTGGCCGTATTCACTTGGCTACGGCGCACCTAATGGATTTGTGCATCTTGGTATCAGGCGCAACAAGCCGCGCGTACGATGGGACTACTGACTCCACTGCGTGGATCATTGCATTGATGGCGCAAACCTTGTCCCAAAACGCAGTGCAAAACACAAATTCAGGCAAGAGATCTTCGAGGCTTGGCAACATCAATGCGCCTACTGTGGCGAGTCGGCAGATACGTTAGATCACGTCAGACCGCGCCACAAAGGTGGTGCTACGGTAACAACTAACCTTGTCCCAGCCTGCCGTAATTGCAACCGCCGTAAGGGTAGCGAAGAATGGCGCGATTGGTTTA